TGACCATAGAGCAACCTTGTTGTCCTTGCTAACATTCTCAGAAGTCTTTGCAGTAGCCAAGGCCTCTTTCTTGTTTGCGTAGACACGATCTGCTCCTGGGGAACCAATCTGCTCAGTTTCGCTTAGGTTTAAACTACCTGGCTTTTGAGATGGTCCGTCTGGCTGTCCATATCCTGTTACCTCATTAGTAATAAGATTTTCGTTAGCCTCAGTCTTAGAGGGCTTGTCCTCTGTAAGAATACGGTCTAGAACCTCTGCCTTTGCGCGAACACCCTTTAGGCTGATGCCCTTTTCGTCAGCATATTCACGCAATTCTTTGACAGTCATCTTGTTAAGATCTTTCATATTACTTCCTTTCGTCATAGTTCTATTATATCAGATATTACCCATAAAAACACTAATGGGGACGAGATATTTCCCGTCCCCACTAATGCGTGTGATGATCTTATGAGGTAGCCCCACCAGATGCATCAGCGTAAGCAACAGCGTCAAGTTCTTCCCAGGCAATCCCGAAACGAACGTAGACTGTGTACTCAATTGTGTCCTTCTTGGCAACGTACTCACGGTTGACCGTGATATCGCGCTGGAAGCCCCAAATACGGTTGGAGGGGAATGTTAGGTCAACATAACCCTCTGGGTAGTAAGGAACCTCTAGAACGTCTACACCAAGAACGCGGGTTGTTGCGGAAGGCCCGAAGGTCTGATCCACACCATCTAGGTAACGGTTTGTGTTACGCTCAGTACCACGAACTCTTGGATAGAATGCCTCTGCAATTGCGTCAGCGAGTGTGCCGTTATGTGCAACGATACCTGCGAATGCATCAGTTCCGGCATAGAAGCGAAGGTTGTTCTTGATAGCACGGTAGCGTCGTGGCATTGCATAGATGATCTCCTGCATTACCTCTGGAATCCACTCGTTATTGCTAACAGAAACTACTGCCTCGTGTGCCTCACCGCTGTTCTTGACCTGGGGAACGAAGCCCTCCATGATGGATAGGAAGGGATCGGATGAGCCCTCTCCTTCACCGTTAATGGCTAGATCCTCTAGGTCATTAGCAAATGCGTTGGTCATTAGACGAACAAGGTGGTCCTCAAAAGCACCTCCTTCAATGTTGTCCTCCAATGCCTCAGTTGTAACCTCCCAATCCAAACGGATCTTCTTGGTGGTTAGTTCAACCTTGGTGAATGCTGCACCAGCGTTTAGGTAATCACCGATACCCTGTGAAGCAGCGCGGATAACACGCTCACCAACATTAACCTTCTCAATTTCCATTGTGTTTGCACGCATTGTAACGCGGCGACCGTCCTGTGCGAGTACGGTTGCATCCCAAACATAATCAATGAAACGCTGAGCCTGCTCAGGGTTTAGGATACCGCCTCCTGGAACGCCGCTTGGGTTAACACTAACGTTAAGATCGTTCGTGCCCATTACGGCAGTATTAGGGAGTACACCCATATCGCCCCATGGGGAACCGTCCCCGTAGGAGCCATAAGCGGGATCTACAGTACCATCGTAACTCCCATCGGGAACAACTGACCCTGGTGGGGTCTGAACGTCGTTTGGTGGATGGATGTTACCAATTGCACCTTGAGCCTGGTAGTGACCTGGGTTTGGATCTCCAATCCCGCCGTCACTTGGCTGATTCTTTTCTACAATCTGCTCTTCTGACATTGTATAATTCACCTCCTGTCTCTTTCTTTAGTTAAATAGGTCGGTAGTGAGGAAACGACCGCCCCATAGTGATTGTGCGCGAGCCTTTTCTACCTTGATAGGCTCCTGGACGACCTGACCAAGATCGCCAGACTTACGAAAAGCGGTTTCTTTTTCTACAGCAGTAACGCGCTTTCCAAACTCTGATTTGTCCTCTGCCATTTCTGATCTAACACCCGTGACCTGCTTGTTAAGTTCTTCTACCTTTGAGTTGAGAGCCTTAACGGTGTCAGCGAGAATGGATACGGTCTTTGTCATTTCTTCCATAGATGCCTTGGTAGTTTCGGCAATTTCTGAAATAACTTCATCAGCAGAAGTATCTGCTTTTTCAACATCGGCTTCTTGTGAAGGTGCTTCCTCTGCATCTTCAGCCTTCTCTACTGCCTCTTCCTCTTCCTCAGCCTTTTCGACCTCAGCCTCTTCCTCAGCCTTGGCAGTTTCTTCTACCTCAGCAGCGGGAGACTCTTCAGCCTTTTCGACCTCAGCAACTGGGGCCTCAGCCTCGTCGGACTTTTCGACAGTTTCTGTTGTGTTTTCTTCCATCTTGCTTACCTCCTTTTCACTTTTTACAGTAGAAAGAATTGATTTAATTACATCAGCCTTATCTACATCGTTGCTTTCAACGAACCCGATACTTTCCATGCCGCTGTCACACTTGGGGCAAGAAATGTTTGAGTCTTGACTTAACTGAACCAAGTTGTCATCAGCACAATAGTAAATGCTTTCAATCTGTGTATCGACAGCCAAGCCTGATGCTTGGCCTTTCTCAATACTGAAAACGTTTGCGTATTGATTTGCTGGATTGTCAACAATTGATAGTTCGATCAAGTCGTAATCTTTAATGACTCTAATTGTTTCTCCAACGTTATCGTCGTATGCATCCTCTGACTTATTGATTTCTCCACCAATGGAAAAACCAGTCAGGGTGCCGTCAAGAACTTTCTCCCATGTATCTTGCGCTCCCTTAGAGATGTAAGCAGAAACAAAAATTCCGCTGTACTCCTTTGCTGTTTCTGCATCGTAGTACTTCTCTTCTCTAAAGGATACTAATTTGCCAGCGGCAATGGGCTGGTGCATTTCACGGATGTTACCGCGAAATCTTTCAAATGCTTTTAGACTTGCGTCAGCAGGAACAATGTCACCCTGCTTGTCGATATTATCTAGGGTAGCAAAACCAGACACGGTTCTTTTCTCAACGTCCACCTTTGAGATGGGCATTGACATACGCATGTTGCTTTTGTCCATAGACCAAGTTGCCTTGTTTATATCCATAACATATCCTATTATACAGCAATTTTTATCAAATTGTTACTGTGAACGATTTCCTTCACCTTTTGGGTTGCGACCCTCTACTGTGGTAGGGCTATCAGACTCGTTTGCGTTCCTTTCTGATGCTCTTTCGTCATCATCCATTAGTTCATTACGAGCCTCCGCTTGACGCTGAGGTGAAAGTTGGAAGGGATCGTTTCCACCGTCCCTGGCGGGAAGATCCAGGACTACGCGAGCCTCGTTTGGAGTCATTACCTGTGTCTTAACGTAACGCTCTAGGATCTGAGACTGTGCTTGTTCGTCTGTTAGAGTGAGTTCCTTGAATGATAGTTTGACAATATCTGTCTTTTCTTTAATAATTTTATTAACAAACTTTTCGATCTCTCTCTGTGCTGGGCGAGTTACCTGCTCTTTGAATGTACGATCTTGTGCCAACGCAGCGGCGAGGCCACCTGTATCTACACCGCCCAACTTTGATAGTGGAACCTGATGTGCCATAAGAATATCGTCACGATTTCTCTGATGATACTTGTCAAATGATGCTTCCTGTACCTGATTCTCAACTGGCTTTAACTCAAACTCTACCTTGTTTCCGTCTGAGTCAGCAGGAAGTGGAACATAAAGAGTCCTGTGGTTCTGCCCCTTTAGGCCAGTCTGTAGGAATCTGAACAATCTATCTTCTGCCTCTGCGCTCAACTTTGCGCCCTTGACTAAAACAATGTATCGTGGTGTTGCCTTGTTCTTAAAGTAATCAATGTTGTACTGATCTGCAAGTTGGTCTCCCTGTAGTGACAAGAATGCAGCAATAATGTCTGGTACTCCATAAAATGTGTTTAGTGGTGAATAAGACTTAAAATGAATTACCTCGTTTGGTCGGGGATCTTCTGTAATGGGGTTAGGATTGGTCGCACCATAGTTCCTAAAATATACCACTCTGTTTTGAATAATCTGGCAATACCCGTCACGATGACGGCGCACTCTCATAGTTGTTGATGGAATATGCCCAACGTAACCGATTTCTCCTGTTGTAGTGCGACCAATCTCTAGATAACCATTTCCAGTAGACTCTAGGTCAACCATGACCTTTTCCATCGTGGTAGAGAAACTGTCGTCATCATTCATTGACTCCAGCCACAACTGCATCTCTGCCTTAACTCTGTCTACCTTCTTCTTTGCCTTGTCCTTCTTTTCTTCCTCCTCTACCATTGACATACGCAATATTACCTGATCCGTTGGTCTAAACTCATACCCAAGGCCAACGGTATTTGCTACTTTTGCGTCAACAGCAGCGTGATTGGCAAAGTTTGAATCGTAAAAGTTGGCAAGTTCATATAGGTTGTATGGTGGAGTAATAACATCAAACAAGCCATATCCATTTCTGTATACCTCGCCTGGATTGATTTGCTTGGTCTCTACATCCTCACGACCGCTTGATCGTGCGCCAGAAGTTACAGAGTACTGTCCTGCAAGCCTTCCGTATCTATCTAAAGGAACAGACTTAGCCTTTTCTGACTTATTTTCCTTATTCTCTTGCCTTGTTGTCTTTCTCTTAAAGTTCTTGTCTAACCCAACAAACTCTCTTAGTTCGTCCCATGACTTGTTGAATGGATCTGCTTCCGCAAAAGTATAGTCATTAGTGTCAAAATCGTCATGCTTTACATTAAAGATATTATCCATCTGCTTGTCCATGTCTCTTCATTCCTTGTTGTGCGTCGTATACTGCACCTAGGTCGTCAAGGTTTGGCAGTTCTCCCTGCTTCATCCTGTCCATCTGTTCAGCATATTCCTCGTCTGTAGTCCTCTTGATGCCAGGGTAGAACCATGCTTCTCCCTCTGGCTGACCGTGTGCCTTGGCAGCATCTCTAATCTGAGCAATTGCACCAAGGTCTCCCTTCATTGCTGGGATGTTTAGCATGTTGCCCTCACCATCATGGAACAGGTGTCCGTCAGGTAGTCTCCAAAAGTAGAGACCCCAGTCGTACATCTTTGGCATCCATGTGGCCTTTGACTTACCAATTTGCGCTTTTCTTGTATTACTCATGGTTCCTATTGTACCATACTATACAGATCTCTTGAAGTAATCGTACCACTCAATACCAGTATAACTTGTTAATCCAGAGTTTTCTATCGTTATTCCCTCGTCATCACCAATAACGTCAATATTTGTACCAATATATGTAGCAAAGATATCGTTGGGTTGGACACCATACTTCCTGTCAACACCGCTTCTCTTTACCTCGTCCCATGTACGATATGGCCCTGGGTCAAATCCCTTCCAGTACTGCCAATCAAAGTATGGGGTTTCCCTTCTTCTAACGTCCAACCACAACCTTTTGTAGTAAGTCTTTGCTTCTTGCTCAAAAGTCATTTTGTAAATAGATATATTATTAAACACCGCACCCTGCAATAGGTTGAGAGATCCTGTGTAGTAGTTGTTTTCTAATGGCTTATTGAAATAAACACCGACAACGGTCCACTTATTTAACTCTAATTTAGGATTGATTACTCTTTCACCATCCTGATAAAACTCAATAACTGATGTATTGTATTTACGTTGAGGATCTTCTACTGTAATCATTGCTCTTTGACCGCTGGCATCTGACTCAATGTTAAAGAAAAGGTTGCCTTCTTTCCAGTCTAACTCAAACAACTTCTTCTTTTCTTGTGGTGCAGCCTCTTCCTTGTAGTTAATCCATAACTGCAAAGACTGAATGGTAAACCTTTCTTGATTAGACTGATTGAATGGCATACTGATTCCACGATCATAGTCTGAGACAATGCCACCTACGGACTCAATGCCAGAGTACTCTGTCAAGTATAGGTAGGGAGTAGAATCTTTGTACATCATATAGGGGTTCTTTGTAGAATAACTGTAGTACTCCCCGATTCTTGAATATGGGTTCAACGTCTGTGAATACCTTGTTCCGATTTTATCAAAGCCATTCTTGGGCAGGGTCTTAGAAGATAGGTGCATTCTTCTTAGTTTAACTGGCTTCTTGTAGATACCGCGAACATCAATCTCAATATTAACGCTCATGTTTAGCGAATCAATTGACCATCCTGTGGGCGGGAAGATTACGGTATTGTCAACAATCTCAAAGGCAGTCTCAATTGGTTTAGCATATTCTGTAGCATCTAAGACTGGCCCACTAATAGTTACAAAGTCCTCGTAGTCCCTTAGCCTCTTGTTTGGATTTAGCACCGCCTGCTGGAATGTAATAAAGGTTCTAACGTCAGACTGAGAAAAGTCATAGTTGACATTTCTTGTCAAGTCCCTTGCAATGTATGTACTACCAATATTGAACTGAATAAAGTCCATATCGTACCTTACTGTGCCATTTTCGTCCTCTGTATAACTTGCAAAGTAAGATAATGGGTAGTAGTCTCGCCATGAGGAGTAGACTCCTATATCAAGAAAGTATCTATCAACTAGCGAGTTGGCAAAAACACTATAGGAAAAGTTTGTTTCATATACGTCTGTGGCTATGTCTAGAACGCCGTACTGATTCCATACAGTCTCGTCTAGTTTTTCCATGGACAACTCATTCATTAGCCCAAAGCAATATACCTTGCCAGCAAAGGTATTCTGTCCTGTGCCGCCCACATAAACTTTTAGTGCCTCAGGGTTAAAGAACATCTTAATAAAAGACAGGCCAAGGAACCTAGTTGCCTGAGGAATGTTCAGACCAACGCTAAACATTTGCCCTGCCTGAATTTGCTCTGAATGGAAAAGTTTTTCTCCAGTATTATCAATAAAGGTGTATAGAACCTGATCTCCAGATAGTTTGATATCAACACTCTTGTTTTGAGAAGAATTGAATATCTTCATCAAGGTCTGAACTTCCCCGTCATAGAAGTTGTTATCGTCTACCTCAAATACACCATACACTCCTTTGGTAGGCTCGTTGATTAGGTCAAATGCAAAGGAGGCATAGTATTCCTCATTCCACCTGGCACTTGGCTTAAACTTAAAGTATAGTGGTGCGTTCCCATAGTAGTCTGGGTTGTTGTTGATTGTTTGGTTATCTTCATAAAAGTATTTAGTTTCTAGTTCCGTGAATGGCGTGCTGCTCCTAAACATTGTGGGCAAATCATACTGTGGTGTTTCAAGATGATTGTCGGTTACGTTAACATTCTGGAATGCTCCGCTACTCCATTTGTCTACGTCTGGATAAATCTTGTCTGTTGTATATTCTGCATATGGATAGTCAATTGTTGCTGTGTTACCATCAAAGAATTTATTAAACCTATCCAAAGAAGGAACGCCTTGGCCCCAAACAAACCTTCTCTTGATTGCTTCTGGTGACAACTTGTATGGTGCATAAGAGATGCAATCAATCTCGTGTACCTTCTGGTCTTCATAACAATACCATCCATGCCAATCGCTCTCTGGCAAATATAGATCGTCTAAATTGTAGGACATTGAGCCTACCAGGATCTCGTTGACAAAAAGATCTGCGCCGTCTGGCCTTACGGTAACGTGAACAAGAATTGGTCTGTACCAGATACCGATAAAATGAGAAACGAACTTGTCTCCAATAAGAAGGATTAGCGAGGACTCGTTAACATAAAGGCCGTAGTCGCTGTCTACTGGACCCCAAATTCTTTGTGACTCTTCTGAGTTTGGATCAATTCTTAGCCAATACTCCATAGTATATGTGTTGTATTTTCCTGACTCTGTTAGCATACCGTCAGAAGGTACAACTAACGATGGTAGCCCAGAAGGTGATGGTGCTAACCTTGTAACGTTATCAGATCCATAGACCATTGGGACTCCCACATTCCTGGCAAGGAATCTGTTGTCATCATAAATAAAATAACCTAGTCCGTCGTAAACTCCGTAAGGAACAGTTGGATAACCATAAACATCTGGCCCCAAAATTTCTTCAGGGATTAATTCTGGTACAACACCTAGAGAAACATCGCTCTTAATCTCAGACCATTGTCCTACAGAAAATCCATTGACAATAAAATCAAGATCAGTAGAGTCATCAGCAAACGTTACTCTAACTACAAAAGTCACCTCATTTGTTGGACTGTCAACTATATCAAAGTCCCCACCAAGTCTAATCCAAGATCTATTTGGTGGTTCCTCTACCAAATAAAACTGATCATCTGCCTCAGAGTTTTGTACGCCAAATTCTATTTGATCGACCGCCCCCTGCGAAAATAGGTAGATGTTACTAGAGTAAGACCCCATCCCTTCATTTAATGTTGATGAATTCAGAAGTACGGGAGGTACTGTGTAGATAGAAACGTCTGGCCCCGTACCACTCCAGGATACGACTGGAGAGTCTGGGAATGGTGCCTCTGGAAACTCTATTAACGTGGTGGAAGAACAGTTGACTCCCTGCCAATTAGTTTCTTCCCTGTAATCATCGCCAACTAGATCTGAGAAGTAAATCTCATCGTCAAGGGGCCAAGAAACAATGGGATGTTCCTTATATACCCTAGAAGCGTACAGATTAGTTGAAGCCATACTTACATTATACCAAACGCTCAGCCACGTTTTCAGTCAAATCTACAACATCGCAAGATTCTGCTCCTGCGACGCAGGCAAGTTCCTGAGAGCCCTTGGTTCCGTCCTCTGTCTCGTATAGGGGAAGTGATTCCCAGGGGATTCTGTTGGGCATAGCCTTGACAGCGGCCTCGTACTCTTCCTTCGTGATTTCCTGATATGGTGCCTGCTTGTAACTATGCTCTACGGCTGGTAGGAAAGAAACTCCACCAATTTTGTCAAAGTTTCTGTATACCCATGCGCCAACGTCAAGCCACTCATCTTCTTGAACGTTGATAGTTACTGAGGGGTTATGCTCTGTCCAGTTCTCCCTGTATGTCTTCCACAACTCAAGGTGATCAATAGCAGAAATATCTTTGGTCACAACAGCCCTCTTTGGTGCTGCAATGGGGAATGAGAATACTGTGGTAGCGTCTGGCTTCATAACATCTGGCTCGTTAGGAACACCAAAGTCCTTTAGGAACTGAGTCATAGGATCTTTGTTGTCTGCACGAACTGTTCTGATGTAATATTCTGAATACCAGGGGTGGATACCGCTAGACACGCCCGTTAATTGTGATACGGTTCCTGAGGGCTTGACAGTTGTAACTGCAACGGAAGGCTCAATTCCCAACTTGTCTGCCTCTTTCTTGTTGGAGGAAACTGCCAACTCTCTCAATGATGAAAGAAATTCTGGCAATCCTGATCCTGCCATTGTCAATGGGTTGCCATAGATTCCTGTTAGGGATACCCCTAGCAATCTCTCTTCTTCGCAGTTGTCTCTCCATGACTTACGAATGTATTTAAAGTTAGTTAGTGTTGACTGCCACGTTCCAAGAATGGATGCGACCTTGACCTTCTCTCTTAGAGTTTCCTCTGTGTCGTCAGCAGAAATAACCACCTCAGTCAAATTACAAAATTCGTTTGCACGCAAAAGAATCTCGCCACATGGGTTGGTTCCTGCAACCTTAGAGGAGTCACGACGATCAAAGGTATCAATGTGTCTGCGAACTGAGTCTAGGTTGTAGATGCCGCGCTCGCCAGACTTTGACTCGTAAAGGTTTCTCCACTCTCTTAGGAACTGGGCAGTATTAGGCTTATTGTTATATACAGCAGAGTTATTTGCAAGTGCCCTCTGTCCATCAGTTTCCCACCATGATCCTGACTTGGCCTTAGCCATTTCAAAGTCATCTAAATTAGATAGAGAAATCAATGCAGAACGGCGAACACCGCCAACAACTACGACCTCGCCTACCTTACACATTAAATCATGGGCCTCAATTGGCTTTAGTCTGCGACCCTTGGCAATCTCAAAAGTCTCTACGGTGAATCTAAATAGATCTTCTAGTGGCTCTGGCCCTGACGCTCTACCGCCAAAGGTCATTAGTCTTGCCCCTGCTGGCCTAACCTGAGAAGTGTCCCACTTAGGAATCTGTCCTGTAACTAGAAGACCAATCAATTCCTTAAATGCTTTGGCCCATCCCAACTTTGAATCTGCAACAACGATGGTTGTATCTGTTGGGTAAAAGTCATCAGCAATGACTGGAAGATTGTCAATATACTTTTGCTCTACAGAGAATCCAACACCTGTTCCATTCATCAATACATACATGGCCTCGTCAAACGCTCTGAGGCTGTCTACAGCGATAAAAGAACAGTTGTATGCTGCGATGTGGTCTCTATCTAAAGCCGCCCCTGCGGTCATGATAGCCCTCATGCTGGGCATTACGTCATGATTTAAAATAGCATTGTGAACCTTGGCAAACACTTTGTCATTGCTTTGGTAGTTGTAGTTTGTTACAAGATAGTCTTTCATGAATGTCATATATCTATCTACAGTTTCGGCCCAGGTTTCTCGTCTACCCTCCGCTTCTAGCCACCTGGCATATCTTGAGATGTGGATGAAATTGCGGTAGGGATCTTTAATAAAACCCTGGTCGTCTGTTAATGACATAGAAAAAACTCCTTTGAAATTTTAGTGGTAAAGATCAATTGTATCAGACCTTTTTTAATATATCAACTCATGTCAATATGTTTTGTGTAACGATTGTATATCTTTTCTTATGGGACAACATATTCCCAAACAAAGTCACCCAATGAGTTGGCAGCGTCTCCAAATCCAGAGACTATAGCCTCGCCCATCGAAGCAATTCCTTGCTTGGTTTCGCCAATGTCGATAGAGCCGCTGATGACGGTTCCGTAAACAACCTTTATTCCACCATTTGATCTAAAGGTGGTTTCAATGCTGATACCATAACTGCCAGAATAGGAAGTCTTGTATTCGGTACGAACAACCCAATCGTCACCAACAGCCTTGTGCATCTGCCTTACGACTGCACTATCTTGGTTCCAATGAGACAACCAAAACTCTTTGCTTGAACTGTCATTTACAAAGTTTCCGCTACGCCCACCACTTGATCCACCAACCCAGGTTATGTTTCCGTTTGTGCCATTGTTAACACTTGCTGGCATGATTTTTCCAAAGAACGAAACGCCTTCAACACTTGCTGGCACATCCATTGGACTTGTGCTGTCGTCACCGGCAGCACCCTGGATTGTCCACCCATTTGATTCCGCATCTGATGTTGATGCATATTGATCATTTGGTCCAACCAAGTCATCCTCTTCACGAACTCTGGACACTTCATACGCTCCCCCACAAGTACCCCAAATTGGCTTTGGCTCTGTCCAAGAGGTCGTACCATCGCTAAATAGCGTGGGCTCTGATGCTATTCCAGATACGCACCATGAACTAAGATTTTGATTAAATGAAGTTGACTGATTAAACATTCCTTCCATATTTGTCGTTTGAGCCACATCCCATCCTGAAATATCCTGATTGAAGTTTGGCATGTTAGCAAACATGTATGAAATATTTTCTCCTGCAATATATTGGCTATCAAGTGCTGTTATTGAGGTAGCGGGGCTCCCATTAAAGGCATAAGACGCAACAAATTGTTCATAAGGAAATTGAGTAACGTCTACTAACCAAGTCAGACTCTTTTGTGTAGTAGAGTTGTCATACAGCATTTCTGCGTTATATGTGTAAGTTCCATCTCCATTATCACTAATCAACGCAAGAGTACCATTGTCTGCATCATTAGTTGGCAACATGCTCCAATCTAGACTTGGGGTGTTGCTAACAACTATTATTTCAGGTTCGCCACAAACTCCCCACATTGGCCTGGGCAATGTCCACGAACTTGCACCATCATCAAATCTAAATGGTTCTGACTCAATAAGGCACACGGCCCATGGGCTCAAATCCTGGTTAAAATTGGATGCATTATTGAAAAGATAACTCATGTTTGTAACATTAGAGATATCCCATCCCGAAATATCCCTATTAAAGGTGTTTGTAGCACCAAACATTCTATACATGTCCGTCATGGAAGATGTATCCCAGCCTGAAATGTCTCCATTGAAATCACTACAAGCGTAGAACATACTTCCCGCCTGCGCTAAATTACTTACGTCCCATGAGCCAATAGGTTGGTTGAATCTATAACAAGAGTAAAACATGCCTATCATGTCTGTAACACTAGAGGTATCCCAACCACTAATATCTGTATTAAAGGTGGTTGCCGTATTGAACATATAAGTCATGTCGGTTAGATTTGATGTGTCTAGGTTTTTGATTGCATCGCTTGAAACAACAGAAAGATAGGAAAATGCTCTGTTACCATTTTTGACCTGATTGAGAGAACCTGTTTCTGAGTTGCGTCCAACTTGAACAATTTCATTTACCCAGTCCATGCGAACATTTCTATTTGAGTTGTCCCAATCAAATTGTGCCTTGATTGTTGAACCATTAAAGATTTGGCCTTTGACCTCAGTAGCGTAATCTTTTTGAACATCGTCAACAAAACAAATGTTGACCCCCTCGTCAGTTTCTACTGGTAGATTAATATCATTACCATTAGCAACAAAGATATGGTACCATGCGTCTCCTGCTGAACCGTTTTCGTTTCGTGGGCAGGTACCCCAAACTGGCTGGCCCAACGTCCAGGATGCGGTCCCTGTGGCAAAGTCAGCAGGCTCCGACGCAAGTAGGCTTACACACCACTCAGACAGGTCTTGGTTAAATGATGATGCGCCACTAAAGGTTTGATCTGCACTCACAACATTCATAGTATTCCACGCAGAAATGTCTTGATTGAATGCAATACAATCACGGAACATTCCGCTAATGTTTGTAACATTAGATACATCAAAGTTTGTTACATCACCATTAAATACATCACAGAAGCCAAACATCTGTTCCATTTGGGTAGCATTAGAGGTGTCCCAGTTTGTTAAATCTTGATTAAAGTTTCTACAGTATCGGAACATATAAGTGAAGTCGGTTAGATTGCTCACGCTAAACCTTGGGTTACTAAATCCTGTAAACGATTCCGCAGGAGAGTTTAAGAATGCAACGCGACCATCCTCAAACCTGTTTCCACCAAACTGTAATACATCTTCCAGCCAGTCTAGGGAAACTGAATTAGTGGCATTGTTCCAGGGGAAGGTTGCCTTGTAAACATATCGTGTAGCCCTTGTTGAAGTTTCATATTGGTTAATCAACTCAAGTTGGGTGTCGGAAGGTACGCCAGCACTACCGTACATTGGCAAGTCACTATCGGTTATCTCCCTGTTGGCAACCATAACGGTGTAGTTTCCAGGCATCCAGTTTACACAATCTTCAAATCCTAAAATAGTATAATTAACAAGTCCAGGCCAGCACCTATCAAGGTAGTTTACTATTTCTCTACATTCAAATGTTCCCTCATAGCCCTGGGGGTCATCGGCATCTGCCCTCCATTCAAGGGTCACCGTTGGAAGAGTATCCGATAAAAGTATCACAGATGCATTTAAGGCAAAACTAGTCATGTTTTGAACATTGCTAAAATCCCATGTTCGCGCATCCAATGCCACAAAACTACCAAACATATAACTCATGTCTGTAACGCTTGATGTGTCCCATAGTAATTCTATGGTTGTATAAATGGTAGTATTATAAAATGCATAACTCATGTCTGTAACGTTGGAAGTATCCCAAAGGGAGAGGGTGGGTCCGCTTACAGGCATTGCGTGTCTTACCTCCATAAACATACCCTTCATACTTGTTAAGTTGGATGTGTCTAATGTGCGAAATGCTGGACCACAAAAATCCCACTTGTGTTCTTCACCTTGTAAAATAAAATCCTGCCCATGATAATGCATAAGGTTTCCGGCAAGCGGTTTTAAACTTGTGAAAGCATAGGCACCCTCTTTGATTTGGTTTCTTTTTCCAGTTACACTATTAAGGCCAAATCTTTCTACTGAATGAATTTCCGCAGTAGATCCCGTTTCGGAATCTTCCCAATCAAAAATTGCCTTGTATCTATAGAAATTTATTGCTCCAGAGCCAAACTCTGGTGTCCAGAGTGGGCCTCCGTACACCGTTTCTTCCAGATAACTTGAAAAAGTTGTGTCAACTAACTCAAGAGTTCCATTGTCAGGAGTTTGGGTTGGCAGGTCGTCCCACGTTAGGGAGTTATTAGACGAATAAAAAACGTGATGGTCTGTTTCTGGCAATGGTGGTAAAAGCGCACTATTAGAGTATGGACTAGAAGGGTCAATCCTACGAAATCCTTCGGTAAATGGCATATATGGCTTTATAAATGCAGTTTGGTCATGAAGACCTCCGTTGCCTCCGCTAACCATTTCCCCACTATTTCCTCTGTAGAATGGTTTGGGATAAGTTCTTCGAACTACATACTCACTACCAACTAAAATTACCTCAACTACTGTGTCAATAAAATTATCTTGATCATACGCCTGATGAGACTCCCCAACAAAATCAGACATTTTATGATTAATGTGTACATGGTCATTGAAATATGCTTCTTTTTCGGCTAAGGTTTGGCGACTAGAGTAGTATGTATAAAACAGGATTCCCTCATTCCACTCTGCGTCATTGAATCGCGGTGGGTCTCCATTCCAATACCATACGGGCTCATCCCACATAAATTTTTCAGTTGTACTCATCCATCCAGCAGGCTCCGTATATGTTGAAACATTGTAACCATTTTCAGACACCATCGCTCCCACAATATCACGACGATCAATTTCATCTCTGTTTTTTTCTACATACGCTGCGGATACTTCGATTTCTGGATTATCTACATTTGTGAATCCAATTAAACCAGATCTATCGTAATAAATCCCGTCCTGCGGGTTATTTCCAGATGAAGACATGTTAAAAGTGAAACCCAAATCTGTGGTTACAATTTGTTGGGGAAAAATCATATTGTTCCAAAAACCGGGCCACGTTCCTATATGGGAAACTCCAGTTACACTCCAAGACCTATCATACTCACCCGTCTCAGTATTAAATCTTATAATATCAATAGCCATGCCCTCGGGATCATGGTCGTTTGCGGTATCAGCCGTCCCTAATGTAAATGGAGCATAGGAATAGTGTTTTTGATTATTTGAAAATAAAATGTTATCTCTGTGTTGCTCCTTTGAATTTGGAGCACCAGAAACTATGGCGCAGTAAAGATACTTTCCATCTGGACTAATCGCGTCGGCGGCGTTATACCTATCAAAAGTATTACCAATGAACGAACTCCATCTGCTGCTATTCTTCAAGACAGGATATTGATTATCTGCTTGTGGACCTTCCCATTGAGGCCATTTTACAGAAGAAACGCTAAGGTCTGATGGTTCAATTTCAGTAATTCTAAATATATTCTCAAATGTATAATTTAAATCTCCAGCGACGTTCTCTAGCCATGTATACCCATGCTTCGATGGGTTGAGTTGCCTGCTTCCTCCCCCATCTCCAGCCCTGCTTCTGGAATAAAGTTTGTCCTTTGACTCACTATAAAATAGATTAAAAATTTGTAGATTATTACTTTGTCCTTGCGTCATGTTACTACCAAAACCATCTACTGGTTCAAAATAGTTTCCTTGATCATCTAGGTCTGGATATCCATATTGCTTTCTATCCACCAGATTCCAGTCTTTGTCAAATTTAAAAATAGCCGTATCATTTTTCATTCTTACATAGTCGGGTGGGTTGGTTCCCTCAATTCGTGTAGCATGGACCGCTTCAGATGTTCTAGCAACAACATAATTGTGCGTTGGAGAAAATGCAACCACGTTTTTGGACTGGGCACCCAGAACGTAATGATGAGCCTGACAATTCAAATACTGAGACCTTGTTGTGGTCATAGTATCAGGATCTATCTCAAAAACACCATCGCCCCAATTACTCCTACTGTATTGATCTGCGCCTGACGGTCCTGAATTATCCCTTAACTGAAGTTTAACAATAACAACAATTTTATTTTGGTATTTATCATAAGCAAAGATGGGCATATTTTCGGAATATGGGGTAGGTCTTAGACCGTTAGAGTAGTAGCCAGAAGGGGAAAGCATATCCATACTAATGTGAGTATAGTTGTCGTCAACTACCTCGCCCGTATCGGCATTAATTTTTATAACGTAGACACCTATGAAAAACTCATCTGGATAGACTGTTTGAAGGGGTGGGTCCACTTTTTCGGAGTCAGGCCTAAAATCGTCTGCATCTTCGTCATATCTAACTGTGCTGTCTAATACCGCACATAAATAAATATGCCCATTTGCATAAACAAGACTGTTTGCCTGGTTTTTTTCTGTCCAGTACATGCTGACTGGAAAAACCTCAGGCTTTTTCCATGTAAAAAGGCTACTCCATGTTCCTGGGGTAGATCCATCATTGGATATTTCCATATACCCACCATCCATATTGGTAGGAAGTCCATATATTTTTTCCCATCCCTTTGTACCATCAGATTTAACTTGTGTTATACAAAAGTCACCTGATATATTGGAGAACTGTGTATATTTGACACCATTTTCATCTTCTTCAAAATCTGCTTGTGTATCTGGCTGTCTAGATAAATCCATCTTAAACTGACGGAAAAGGTGGAACGTTGTATCTCCATATTCATTAGTAACAATATCAACTGGTTTAGATCCAATCTCGCCCATTGGGCTGCCACCTTCGCTTGATACATCCGTATATGCCTTGATCCAAAAATTACCCCCTTGTCCTGACTTACCCTTATCCCTATCCATTGTCCTAGACTTAGAATCTGGTGTTGGCTCCCAATCCGTAATCTTTTTATTGGTTTTGTATCTAGGTTTGAATTTGTTGAGCATACTAAGATTATACCACAATTGCCAATAAAAGTATGATATAATTAAATCATGTCAAGCGTAAACAAGCAGGTGTACGATAGAAGAAACTTCAGTTTTAACACCTTTGGAACAGGGTTTAGGGCACTAAAACCTGAGGTACTAGACCCAAACACATACACAGACGTTATGATTAATGAAGTGGCAAAAGAACCAGAAGATGATGACAATGATGTTTACCACGAACTATGGGTTTGGGGAGTAAACCAGGACAATGCCGATACCGCTATCAACCTTAGATGGGGCGGTATTCCAGATGATGTTGCTGCTGATACTGGTGGCAATGGTGTAACATACGGCAATTTTACTTCCGACACAAATCCTGGAAACATCTGGACTCTAACCGTACCTCGCTCAAGAGTTTCTGGAATGAACCTAATGGTCGCTGGACTTGTCCTAAAGACTGACGGAACAATCAAGCCATGCCTTTCCATTGTAACCACAGACACTTCTGGAAATTTGACCATGCCTGATCCTATTGCTCAACAAAGAATTCTTATTCAGGGCTTTGTAAACAAGATTGCCAATACTGGTGCGTTTCTTGGTAGTTCTGGCAGTTCTTAAATAAAGGCGTTTAGCCCAACAATCATATTTCCATCTTGTGGATTTGCATCCCCACCGCCGCCGCCTGAACTTGGAGGCAAGGTATCTCCACCAAACATTTCAATAACCCACTCTTCTGTTGCGATTCTTTCACCATCAATCGTAGGCCAACCACAGTCTGATGTAAACTCTGGGCCACAAATGGGTGCATACCACGCGCCTTGCTGACCATCAAGAAGGTCTGCATCAATACCAGAACCTGGACCATCAATCTCAAGGATAGCGTCTAGTAAGGGGATGTTTACAAAGTTAGTTCCTGCCTCGTTATACCAGATAATGTTTCTGTGCTGTAGGTCTACTGCTAAAACGTCATCCAACTGACCAACCTGGAACCCACCGCGAACATCGACAAAAATAATACCATCAGTAGAACTGTTTTTGACACAGTATCCAATCTCAACAGCAATGTCTGGTGACTGTGGTCTGATTGCAGTTATTCCACCATTAGTTCCCTCAGAAACATACAGCCTTGCGCCCTGTGGCATGGATAAAGTATTTAGTCCACCTAGAGCACCATAGGTAATTACGTTTCCAATAGTCCCTGACTCAATTGGCTCTGCTGCAATACCCAGGAATTTGCCATTGATTGCAGGATCATCCTTAATGGATAGGTAGTCTGTCTGACCTCTCTCAGCAGAAAGAACCTCATCTTCTGAAACTGAGCCACTAGCAAATACCGCTGCGCCTAATGGGATGGTAGTGAGTGATTCGCTGTTTGCCACACGAATAAAGTTTTGCTGACCAATATTAATCTCAGTTACAGAACCATCGCCATTCTCTACCCCAATAGATAGTGTTCCTGTGGCTGCGTTCCACATTAGTTTGCCAACTGCGGTAGCCTGATTGTGTTCAGTATCAAA